GTCACCCTTATCGCCTTTATCACCTTTATCGCCTTTTATACCTTGCAATCCAGCTGGTCCTGGTACGCCTTGCGGACCAGTATCGCCTTTGTCGCCTTTGTCACCCTTATCACCCTTGTCACCTTTATCGCCTTTGTCGCACTTAGCGATCGTACTGGCAGCTTTATTCATTGCTTCCACAAAGTCATCAAAAGCAACCGTTGTAATAGTTGTGCCAGACCCGCTTTCAATGTTGCTTGTTACGGTAAAGCTGAGTGGATTACCACTAGGATAAATGCTTGTCCCATTCGAATTGGTCACCCAAATTTCCAAGTTATATAAATCAGGCGGAAAATTATCCAGCGTTGACTTTTCAAACGTCAAATTAATTTGACCTGCGCGCATATCTGAAGAACTATCCAAATTAATGGGCTGTTCTCTGAGATAACCACTTTGATTACCAATCTTAGCAATAATTGACTCTGAACCTGTCAGATCAACGGCCTTATCTTCATTTTTGCAAATTAAAGTAAAAGTTGTTTCGTCATCGCCTACTTTAACCTCTTGTGGTGTTTGATACGCAAAATCAAGTGTCTTTGCCATATGCTATATTACCTCTATTCTTCAATGAGTTGGTTATACTGATCAGCCGTAATCATTGCTGCTGACTTAAATGTTGCTAAATCATCTTTAGTATATAGTCCGATTTCAAAGTAATACTTGATAAATTCAAACATAATTTATTCCCCCTATTTGTTTTCCACTGTTGATGCTGGTGTTGTTGGCATTGCTGATGTTACTGGTGTTGCTGATTCCTTTAAATCCGCCAATTGTAATAGCACTTGTGCATTAAATTCAGCTTGATTTTTCTGCAGTGTTGCCATTTGCAATGCTAATTGTGCTTGGAACTTTTGGTCAGTCGTTGGCGCAACCGGTGTTGCTGCCGGTTGCTTTACTAGCCATTCTTCGCGGGTAATACCAACCCAGGTCGTGCCAGTCCAAGTCAGTGGATCAAACAGTCCATCCTGTGGTTGGACAAAGGTTGCGTTATCTGGCAGATCGGCATTATCATCGACAATACCAATACGGGTTAACTGCTTAGATGCCTGATCGTAATAGAATACTTGCTTCATTTTATCTCCTCCTTAATTGATAACAATGCCGTCAAAATGAACCGAATTTGTTACAGCGCCACTCACACTGATTAGCCACAATTCGCCCTGGCTATTGAGCGTGCCAATGGCGTAATTTCCACCCGCTTGTCCGAGAATGAAGACCTTATCATCACCGCCAAAGTCAGCAATGCTATCAACGGAAATGGTGGCGGCTTTCACTGGCTGGGCGTTTGAGAAATTGTTTGGTGCAACAAAGCCCTTGAGGTAAATTCCTGATGCCGTTACTTTGTAATAAAGCCTACCAGTGATGGGGGCATACGTAGTTGCTGTCAACCAACCGGTATCGCTATTCAACGAATCTAAATTCTTATTCATATCGGTTGCCCAAGTGCTTGATAATGGGTCAATTGTAATTAATTTTGAAGCCATAGTTATTTCCTCCTTAATTTTTAGTGAATATCGTGTTCAAACATTGAATGCCAATGGTCGCCGCGCTACCGCTTGATAAATAAACCCATTTACCTGTTGATGATAGGTTGACGGTTGCTTTAGTCACATCAAAATCTGGTAAAAGCTGTTTTAATTGTGAAAGCGAAAATTCAAACACTACGGTGTTGTTTCCCTTGACATCAACTGTTAACTTTAATGTGAAGACATCCGGGACGCCATAGCATGGCTGTTTTTGTGGAATGCCAGCCCCTCCGTAATACCCATAAGCAACGAAACGTGGCAAATCATTGCCAGCTAAATGTTCAACGCTAAATGGTACCTGCAAACCATTTAAGTCGGTCGTTGCCAAAGCATCAGTCGTGACCAAATTTTTAGCTTCGATTTGTTCTTGTAACGTGTTATATTGCTCAGTTAAAGTGTTCTTAGCCGCTGTTAAGTTCGTGTAATTATCACTCCATTGCTTAACAGCATCACTAAACTTTTGGGTCCAGTCATCAAGTAATTTTTGATTGCTTTTTTCAAATTCTTGTGACTGATTATTAATCGCATTAAATTCATCGTTAAACTTCTGCTTCCAATCATCTAACAATGCTTGACAATCAATACCAGTTTGCTTTAATTTGGCCTCTGCCTGATTCATAATGTCTTCAATCGGTGTAATATAATCCGCTGGGATTAAGCCAGATATAACTTTGTCAGCCAGCACTGTCATATCAAATTCTAGGGTGGCAACGCTGTCGCCATCACGCATGATACGAAAAAACGCCTGCACATAGCTACCAACTATGGCAAACGCTTGTTTTGGCATATCGAATCTAAACTGTCCCGTTAGCGGGTCTAAAATGACACCATCCCAATTATCATAAATACGAGTTGTATTATCGGGTAACAAGCCCTCAAAGACAATATTGCAACCCGTTAAATCAAATGGCGTTCGATCGCCATTTAGCATATTAACAAACACTTGCCGCATGGCGTTTTCGTACTGACGAGCCTGAACCCAATTTGAGTTACTTTTAGCAAAATCGATTTTAAAATTTTTAATATCTTTAACTAAATCCCGGCGATCCTCGTCGATGATAAAAGTTAATTCCATTTAAATCACCCCTTTTTACGAGTTGCCAACATCGGTGCCGTTAATCTGAATCCAATGCCCCCACACAGCCGGTGCCCCAGATTTCTGTCGAAAATACATCTCACTGGCATTGGTATATAAACGTTGCGTGATGACATCACCAAATTTCTCTTGATCGAGGGTGCCATACCGTTCGAACCCTTGAATTGTCTTGGGACCATTCTTCCAAGTCAGCATGCCACCAAAGCCATAGTGACCAGAAGTATTGAGAATGTTTAAATCAACATTAGTCACATCCAGTTCTTCGACCACGGTGGAAATATCTTCGTTGGCTAAGCGATATTCGTGTTCAAAGCTCCCCGATTCAAACATCACGTTGCTAATGGTATATGTCGCAGCGCTGTTATCAATGGTGAACCTTAGTCGGTCACCAGCAATCACATCACGTGGTACTAGCAACATGATGGAAACATGTTGTTTCCCATTAATAAACTGCTGGCTAAAAGCATAAGCCGACCAAGCACCACCACCCAAAAAGCCAACAAACAGTTTGCCATTATCAGCCTGTTGCACGTCAAGGTCGAAGGCCAAGCGAGTTGCGGTGTTTTGCTTTAAGGTACCTAAAATGCGGTTAGACAAATCGTATTCAGCCACAATTTCCCCAGTCTTATTTTGACCAGTAAACGTAAATGACTGATTACTACCAATAACATAGTTAACGCCGCCTTTAGTGGAGTCTTCGAACGCGCCAACGATGCGATAAGGTGCCGCTGGGTTATTCATCCAGCTGTCATCGGAGCCATAAGTAATTAAGGTTACTGGTCGATCATAGTCCGCTAATGTCCATGATGGGGCACCGTTAGGCGCATAGAAAGCATCATTGCGATTAATAACAATCTTAGAACCAGAACTGTCCAAAATAATGAAGTGAATTTTAGAAACCCCTTCGTTATTATCCATGTGCAAGTTAACGACAGCCTTAAAGCCACTTTTCTGCCCATAGGGCACGTAGTAATAATATTCCAGCCCTTGTCTTGGATAGAGGTCATTAACCCCATCTTTGAGCGGTACCATTGGCAATGACGTCCGAAAGTTAGCGACACCACTGGCTAATGTGGCTGGGCTATAGTAAGCAATAGCCTTTTGCACAATGTCACTGGGCTGTTGATTTTGTTGGTCCAATGGCAGCACTGTGAAGTGTTGTGTTCGGGAACCGTCACTAGCGGTCACTGACTGTTCGTTTTGCCAATGAACACCGTCCGCAGACTCCATGCACCAACTCGTATATGTTTCGAAGCCATCAGCATAACAGTATAGCCGCCCGTCAGCGACAATCAGCGACGGGCCTTCGCAATGTTGGGTAAAGGGAATATCAGTGACATAGTTAAACGGCCCTTCAAACTGATCTGCTTGATAGAGCTGAATCTTGGGGCTATAATCGGCCAGTCCGTAGTGATAACCATACTTCATCGCTAGCCACCACTTGCCATTGTAATAGGTAGCGGTTGGGTCAATATTATTCTCGTACTCATTATGACTGCGATAGGTCATCTTGTGCCAAGGCGTAAATTTAAGCGTGTCAGTATCAAGACAGCATTGATAAATGCAGTAATCAGAACTACTATTCCAAAAGCCGTTAGTGCCACCAGTTCCCATTAAATAGAGTTTATTACCGTCAACAACCCATTCTGGTGCCCAATTAACTTTTCCTGGAACAATTTCAGGTAGCTCAAGCTTAGTAAAGCTAATTAGATCTTCGGAATAGCAAGCCCCCCAAGTATAAGCCAACCAAAACTTACCATTAAACCAAGTAATGCTGGGGTCCCGAATGGTGCCCACGGCTTCAATCTTAGATTTGTTAATCGGATTAAAGGTTAAGTAATCGTTTGTCCAATACAAGTCAAGCGAATTAAAATTATTGCCACCAAAGGCTGAGACAATCGCTTTAAATGGGTAAGGTTGTGCGATCGTATATTGCCCAGTTTGGTAATCCTGTAAAACCGTCCGCAAGGCAACTTTAATGGCTTCAGAATCAGTCCCCATAATGATCCGATTAATACGGGCTTGTAAGGATTCTGCCTGTTGTTTCAAGCGATTCACAGTTACTTGATCTTGCGCTGACAGTTTATTGTCGACTTCGCTATTTATATTCGACGTAACTTCACTTAATTCATTAGTAACAGACCGTAACTGCAATAGTAAGTTATTTATCAAATCTTGAATGTCTTCAAAATTCGAAATTAGTAGATTACGGAACGGAGCATCATTTACTGCCGATAATTCATTAGTTGCTAGTTCTACCGCCATCTTGTTTCTCCTTTTCTGCTTTTTTCCAAGTAACGTTGCCTTCATTATCAATGCTAGGTACCCATGCAGTACCATCTGGTGAGGTCAACTGCCCAATTAAACTTAGTCGTTGGTCCAAATCATCACTAGTAACTAACTCTGGTTTATTGGCAATCTTCTCCCAGCTAATCGGAAACTGCATTGAAAGAATATCAATAGCCTGTTGCACTGTCATTTTATCCATTCACAGCACCACCCAATGCATTAAGTCTTGCTAGTGTACTCGTGTCAGTAATCAAATCATTGCCATCTACAGCATCAAGTCCGGCTTTTAATTGCTCAATCTGTTTACCAGAGTCATTATGTGCAGTCTGCAATCCCGCGGTGATTTGTGTAAAGCTTTTGGTCATATTGCCAAATGTCACGCTAGTCGTCGCTGGGTTAACCAAATCAATCACGGTTTCACTTATTCGAGTTTCAACATCCACGCCATTACGATCTCGAATATAGCCGTAATTTCCAACCTCACTGTTATTAATCATTCCAGGTACCGAGTTAGTCATGAAATCATTCAATGTCGCGGTTCGCTGAATTAGCGGCACATCTTGTAATTTCGATTTCAAATATGCCAGTAGGGAATCACTATTCGTGAACCGCTCATCAGAAATTGGCTCTGCATCAATTACACCCCACGTTGTTGCGTTAGGACTCGTGTACTCAGCAGTAGCCAATGGCTTTTCCTTGTCGTCTAACTTACCTGTACCTTTAATATGAGTTGCAATCGTCGTGTAATCACTCTCATCTGTCAACGAGCTAAGATTCAATCCATCTAACCAAACGAAAGCATCATGCTTACCGACTTGTTTATAAATATCAATGTGCTTACCTGTACTAGTCCATTCGAAATTGAAGTCTGACATCAAAGTGTTTAGGAATAAATCAAACGCTAAGCCAGTACCAAAATCCTCAGAAAAACCATAATGATTGAAATCATCATGAATCGTATACGTAAAACCAGTGCCTTCAGTAATTAGCTGCATGCAGCTATCGAGCGACTGGGATCCCTTTATACTCTTCTCAACATAATGGTCGTTTAAATCGTGCACAGAGCCTAGAAACGTTGCTTTAATATTGCGACTACCACCGATGTTAGACCCATTCATGGTCTGAATACGATAAGCTTCGCCACTATCAGAATCTAGCAGAAGCGTGCGTGGTTGCAACATACCCACAGCAGGAGCATTCGTACCCGTGTTAATGAACGTCAATTCCAACTGCGCCACTTGATTCACTGTTTCAGTCAATTGTGCTGAAATTGGGATAACTGGTAGTTCGTTACCTGTTACATCACGTAAATAAAACACTGTCACACCTCCTAAACGTAATAACGTGTATCAAATTCCAAATCATAATTCGTTGCACCCGCCACCAGTAATTCATTAATCCCTTTGACGTAATCTAAATAGGCATGATTCCCCTTGCTGTAGACATTCACGCCATCCACAACTGGAACCATGCCATATAAAATTAGAGTTTGGGATTTCTTCAACGCTTGATTTAACTGAAACACTTGTCCCGTAGTTTTGTTAGTAATCGATAATTGACTAGCCACATCTCCATGAAAGGTTAATGTGGCTGTCTTGCCGTCAGCTAGCAGTGGAATCGAACCACCAACAAACACCTTTACATCACTTTGATTGGTGAAACGATACGGTGGTAAACATGTAAACGGAATATCAAACCCTAATGGTATGTTATTCTTCATGTTGGCAGTGGTATTAATCGTCTCACCAAATCCACCAGTAACAACTAAATTTACTGTGATATCCTCCGTCATAATAGGTGACGCTTCATAAGGGTCTACATTAAAACCATCATCCGCATGGACTGGCCAACGAATTGACGGAATAACACTGCTAACGACATAAAAGTCCTCGTATCCACGAAACAAGTCAAACAGCTTTAACCGCATTAGTTCTTGGTCAACTGAGTCAATTGTTTTGACATCAAACACTAGTGGTATCTTACGTTCACTCGTGTGTGTTTCAGATGAAGCTACATTGTACTTACCAATTGACGTGTAAGTTCGAGTGAACGTCGGTGCAGGTGGTGAAAACTTTTCTACTTGAATACCCAAATCAGATAACCAGTAATTACTGCCATCCTGTTGAATCACTTGAATATCTAACTCCATCTATTTGCCTCCTCTCGCTCGGTCAATGACAACATCTTGTCCTAGAGCCAGCTTGATTAACGGATATTGGGCATTAAAAAGGACGCCGTTATCTAGTTTGGCAGTGATGTTAACTGTCTTGCTAGTAATTGCGTCCACTAATGACTTGACCATGCCTAGTACCTCACCAGTTCCGTTCGTCGCTGCACTACTGACCGCGACAGGCCCACCGTTATTAGGAGCATCTACGGTAATGGTACTCTTTAATCCAGCGGCCTGCTCCGCACTTGTAGCAACAAAAGCCTGCTGACCAAATGACATCTTGACAGCTTGGTCCGTTAAATACTTACTGTAATTCGACTGATCATCCGGAATATGAATTTCACGTTGGTTATGCTCAGATACCCATGCTAATTGCTTCTCATAGGACTCACCGCCCTTGTCAAAACGACGATGACCGCTTGGCCCGGAAGCTTGTCCACGCCACTCGCCATATTTGCCGTTATAACCTACACCAATATCTGAACTCCAATTGCTATCGTTAAAAAACGCTAATAATTGATCCCATGCAGATAAGATGTTGTGGTGCCCGGGTAGTGCGTAGGTATCAAAAGTAGATCGCTTGTATTGTAGTAGCCCCATAGCTGGGCCTGTACCGTCACCATCATCAATTCCTCTAATGTGTGCATTGCCGCCTGATTCGTTCTCAATCAAGTATTGTAACTGCTTTAATTTTTCACCGTCTATGCTGGTCTTCATAGCAAGCGCTGCACGTTTAATCATGCTTGGATTGTACGTTGCACCGCCGCCACCCAAGTCGCCTAGACTGTCCTCTAGTTTTTTCAACCAGTTAGTTTGCTTCTTTTCCCAGTCCTTAGTATCTGGGCCAAACTGATTCTGTGATCCACCTGGAAACAGGTTCATATCAAAACTTGAATCTATTAGTTTTTCCCAGTTCTTAATAGGGTGCTCCATGAACTTCATAGCATCACCAAATAGGTTCTTGATCCAATCAACGATGTTGCCACCGGAACCAGTCGCAAACATCGGCAACCCCATCATTTTAAGAATTGGTGCCGCTTTTTCAGTATCCTCGCCTGAAAAGACTTGAGCGCCGACAGGCAAGTGAGTCACAGTTGGAACAGCCGGTGATAGTCCTAAGGAACCATTACCGTAATCAATCAATTCATGCTTGTATCCATCACCAACTATCGCGGTTTCAGGGCTGGTTATTTTGCCATTGGTACCGGTTTTATGTGGTATCCCTGTCGTTATGCTTAGCTTGTTTTCAGTTGCTGTGTAAGAACTCTTGCCACCAACAGCTTTAGACAATGCATTAACACTAGCTCCACCTTGATCAAGGTTATGAGCAACACCCTTTCCAACTCCGCCAGCAGACTTCAGGGGGTCGGCAGCTTTATCGACTAGGCCTTGATTGAATGATTCCATTGTATCGTGGCCAGCACCAACAGCTTTTTGCCCCAAAGTCATAACATCTTTGATGGTTTGAGCAGTCCCCGTAACTGAATTAATGGGCACCTTTTTCTCACCGTTGATACCAGCGTTATAACTATCCATGGTCTTACGGCCGCTTTCACCAATATCAATATTAGTCTTCCCCTTAACCATCGCTGCTAATACTTTCAAGTAGTTTTCAGTTGAAATTTTCTTATCAGCATAAGCCTTGTTAAGGGTATCCATGGTCCATGACCCTTCGCCAGTGATATTGATTTTAGCTCCACTCTTTACTGCCGACTTTAGCTTATTCAATGCAGATTTAGCACCAGGGATTCCCAAATCAATACCAGTTGCTAAAGTATCAATATCTTTTTGCCCAATCTTTTTCAAGTTATGATCAAAAATATTAGAAATTGCTTTACCATAGCGTGTCTTTAAATCACTCTTGGTAATGATACCTAAATCCAAACCTAACTTGAGCGTTTGGATATTGCTCTTGCCCAATTTAGATAAATCTTGCTTAAAAATAGCAGCATATTGTTTGTCATAGCGGTTTTTCAATTGAGCGTCAGTGATATCACCACTTTTGAGTCCTTCTTTTAAAGTTGCTATATCAGTTTTTCCGAGCTTTGATAGATCCTTAGGAAACAAACTGGTAATATTGTCTCCAAATTGTTGTTTCAAATCTGAAATAGTCACGGCTCCATCGGTTAACCCTTGTTTAAGGGTATCAATTTCTTTTCCGCTCAGCTTGGACAAGTCTTTCGGGAAAAGGCCAGTAATCGTATTACCAAAAACAGGAGCTAAATCTTTCAAAGATAAGATTCCCGTTGAAAGACCTGATCGAAGTTCTTCCTGTTCAGAATCGGTTAAATCACTGATATTCTTTTTGCCGTCATCCTTGAAGCCAGTTAGAATTGAATTGAAATATACTTGTGCTTCTTCATAACCCTGTTTGCTACCAGATTTGACATCAGTCCAGAACTGTTGTGCAGTTTTATATCCGTATTTACCAAGAGAAATGTTTGCAGCGCTATCAGAAAGATCAAGTCCCCATTGCTTAGCAACATTGGCTGGGCTTCCCAAAGTGCCTTTATTCAAAGATTTAACATAATTATCATGCGTTTTTTCAGCACTTGCGGCCAATTTAGCACCTGCTTTTGTTGTCTCCGCCAGCATATTATCGGCATCCACCTTTGCTTGTGCAGCAGCAGTAGAGTCGGACATCCCCATTGCCTCATAGGCTTTTTCCTGAGACTTCTGGAATTTAGCCATATTCTTTTCAATGGTTCCGTGAGCGTTGACTTGATCATCAATGTACTTCTGATTGTCTTTCTTATGGTCCGCAATCCACTTAGCTGCAGATTCTTCACTGTTGCTGACATCGTCCCAATAAAGTTTTTCCTTTTTGCCATTCTCATCGGTAATCGTTTTCGTGTATTCATCATCAAGCGTTTGCTTAGTACGCAAGCTTTCACGACCGTTATTGTTATACGCATCGCCAGCTGCCTTTTCGGTTTTGATGTATTCCAGTGAGGCCTGTGTTTGCTGCTTGTTACGTTTAGCATCTAGCATGGCAAGTGCTTGGTCGTATTGATCCTTACTAATTTGGTCATTTTTTCTTAGCGATTTCAGCTCAGACAAACTCTTCTTGTAGCTATCACTTGCCTTGCCATAAGTCTTGGAATATGCCGAATCTGCTGACTTTACGTCCGCCTTATACATGCCATCTGTAATAGTGCCATGTTGTTGAACATAGGCTTTATATAACGCTTGCTGGTCTTTATAAGCCATACCAAACGCGGAGACTTGCGAGTCAATGTAAGCTTCAGCCTCATTTAGCTTGGCCTTTTGAGTAGCAGACAACTTCGAGAAGTCACCGTCAACTGACTTTAAAATGCTCTCCATCGTTTTTTTAGCTTTTTCAAGCTTACTAGTTTGCCCATCAGCCCGCTTATCAACACCCTTTTCGACTTGCGTTACCCAGCTATTGCCAGCACTTCCAAAGCTTCTAGATAAGTCGGATAGTGCGTCCATCCCAGCCTTTTTAGTCTTGGAAAACTGTTGTTCAACCAAATCAGCCATCTTACTGTATTTAGTAACCACATCGCTAGATAATTGTTTAGACTGTTTACCTACCGCAGTGTCCAATAGTGCCATATCATTCTTGGCTTTTTGATGTAGTTCATTAAACGAGCCAATTGCTTTTTGCGAGTTTTTACTAATATTGGCACCATATTCGTCCATCGAAGCACGTTGGCGCTTCAACTGGTCACTATGCTCCTTGCCGGCTTTAATCGCAAAATAAGTTGCTGTCCCCACAGCTGCTACACCTAACACGACCGGGGCGGCAGCCGCAGCCAACGCACCTAATCCTGAGACTGTACTTAATGCTGACCCACCTAAACCTAACAAGGAGGCTGAACCTGTTTCTGCGCCACCACTAAGACTAGCAATGACAGTACTGGCCGCACCGCCATCTTTAACTAAAGTGCCAAATAACGGTGATAGTTTAGCAGCACCAACCAATAGTTTCATAGATCCACTAGTTAGTAGCCCTACACCAGAGGTCAATTTTCCAAACATACTAATCAATGGTCCACCTGCCGCAACAGCTAAGCCTGTATTAAGAATTAGTTTCTGCGTTGCTGGGTCTAAGTCGCTAAAACGGTCTAGCATATTCTTTAACTCACGAATAATGGGCGTGAGGGTTGGTAGGAATTTCTGCCCAAATTCAATCTCTAAAGCGTTTAAACTAGATTTAAATTGGGCCATAGTGAACTGACTCGTGTTACGCATTGTTTTGTTGTATTTATCAACGGTTCCATTGCTGTGTTCGATCTCATTAGATAACGATTTGTACCGGTCAAGATTAGCGTCCATCAAGGTCATACCAACCTTCATATTTTCTTGACCAACAACATTATACATAAATGACTGGCGCTGCTTATCATTCATCTTCTGGTAGGCACCCTGCATTTGTCCAAGAATATCAAAGACGTCTTTCATTTTGCCTTTGCTATCGAATACTTGAATATTGTATTTCTTTAAATCCTTAGCTGCTTGACCTGTCCCTGTTCCAACTCGCGTCATCAATGATGACAGCCCTGTACCAACAGAGCTAGCGTCAATACCAGCAGACTTTAAGCGCCCTGCAATTGCCATAAATTCATATGTTTTAACGCCCATGGCGTGCATTGCAGCACCGGCATTACCACTAATTTCTTTCAAATCATCTAATGACATGGCTGACTTATGGGTGGCTTCAGTCATCTGATTCATCAGGCTGTTACCATTCTTGATTACAGTACTGTTTGAACCCAAGTTCTGACCAAACTGCTCAAGCATAGAAGCAGTCAGTTTAATAGACTCCCCAGACTGATCAGAATTAGCTGTCATAGTCTTTAACAACTCTGGCATCATTCCCATGGCTTGTTTGACATTGTAACCATTAGAAACCAATTCAAACATACCATCATTGATTTCTTTGGTACCAACACCAAACTCTTTGGACCATTTTAATGTGTCTGAAGATAGATTCTTCATAATTGAGCTTGTTTGGCTAGCAGAGTATCCTTGTGCAACAACTTCCTTACGGATATCAGCTAATTGATATTGATAATCGGAAGCGGCTTTAGTTGCTACACCCAGTGCTGTGACAATAGGTACCGTAAAACCAATAGTGGCCTTACTTCCAAGAGAGCTAATCTTTTCACCAGCATTTTGTATCTTAGTACCCATTATCATGGCTTTGTCAGCTGCGGCAGCCATTTCAGGTGTTAATGCACCAACACCTTTTTGCAACTTGCCTGCTGACAAAACCAGAGCTTGCTGTTCACGTTCAAGGGCAGCATATTTGCTTTTAGCCGCTACTACTTGAGCAGAATTATCACCTTCTGCTCGTGACAGACGACCAATTTCACCAGCTGTTGCTGTCATCTCTTGTCGGTTAGCTTGCAACTGTGCTTTATAAGAGTTCAACTTAGAAACTTGAGAAGACATGTGCAGCCCTGCTTGTTCTTGAGCGGCTGATAGCTTACTATAGCTGGCTGCAGTTGTCTCTAACCCTTGATTCAACACTTTTAAATTGGCAGCTGCTTTCGGGCTAACATCCACGTCTTTAAATGTTCGCTTAAGAACTTCGGCTTGTGCAAGCGCCTCTTTAGCGATTAAGTCCACGTTAATCTTGACACTACCAGCAATATCAGCCATCTACACACATCCTTTCTATATTTTCCCTTGCTCCCGTAACTCTTTCATCCGTAACGCCTTGTGTGGCATATCTAAGTTAGCCAGCTCGATAGATAGTTCATCTGGTGTCAGCTTGCCATCACCATCGGTGTGAGCTTGCTTTAATCCATAAATCAGCTTCATTTGCTTTAAATAAGTTTTCGTATCAGCATCCATATCATCACTAACCTTGGCCAGTCGAAATCTGACAACTTTTTTAAATTGCGTATCTTCATTAAGGCCATCCAACATAGTGGTAAACCGTTCCCAACTGAGACTATCTCGGTCTAAATCGATACCATATTGTTGTTGGAACCCAGCCTTGATTAACGATTCGTCTTCATCAAAATCAAAAGACCGCTTACCAGATTTGAGTACCTTGGCTCGAACCCGATCGCGGTCATTATTGATTTTTGTATTAAATATTTCAGACAGTAACTGACCCTTGTCCTCAAAACGTAGCTTGCTCGTATCGTCCAATACCAGCGCTTTTAAGCTGACTTCTACACGCTCTGGTATAGTGAGACCTTCATCCCGAATCGCTTTAAAATATAGCAACACCATGCGAAATGAAAGGTCTAAACGATACCGATGTTTCCGAAATACGATGCTGTTAGTGTTTATATCGGTAAAACTCATTGTTCATTCTTCCGCAATTCTGTAATGGACTGTAAGTACTTGTCGCGATAATCGGAAATATCCGTATGTTGTTCTACGTTAATCATGATTTGAGCGACAACCTTAGCAAATACCACCATGGAATCATTGCAAGTATGGTATAGTTCCTTGCCAGCATTTTTGCCAAACATGCCATCAAGTAATTGATAAAAGCGTTCCTTAGCTTCAAGCTTATATTTGTTCTGAATATTATCGTACATTCGTAAATAGCGTCGTTGTAGGATTTGTTTCTTATGATCTAACGCCGTCATTGGTTCATTAATCATATCTTTTTCCAATTGAGCTTCTTTATCAGTTAACTCAACTGATCGATGATGTAACTCCTGCTGTAATTTCACCTCAGCCATTTTAATATCATTATATTGATCTGTAAAAACAGCAAATGATTTATCTGCAAAGCTCACCGTGTAACTCTTATCACCAATTTCAAAAGTCATACTGTCACTAGGAACCTCTAATTTAATTACATCACTCATGTTAGTGCCTCCTATATTTTTTAAATTCTATGTATGACGGATTGCTCCGCCACTTACCTACATACTTTTTATAATTGCGCCATCGTTTGTAGGTAAAGATTGAACACCCGATGGCGCTGTTATTTTGACGGCGTATCACCACTGCCAGCTAACGAATTAGCTTTAACGCCCAAAATAATAGCGTTCTGACAAGGTGTATCTTTCAACGCTGTTGTCATAGCAGCCGGGTCACTTGCCTTGATTACTGCGGGAGTAGCGTTGTACGTCATCGTTACCTTGAAGCTACCGTTATCGTCCGCAGCGCCACCACCATCATCAATGTCAGAGAATGTTCCCATACCTGATTCAATCGCATTAGGTGTTAATGAACCATCTTCTTCTTGTACCCATTGGACTTTACGGAACATCCGTTCACGTAAGCCACCAGTCTTTTGCTTCATGTCGGCAATATCATCTTGGGCCGGGTTCCCAATTGAACGATCACCAGAAATATCATACGATGATGTTACCCCAGTAACTGTTTGTCGTTCTTGGCCACCACCATTGTAGTAGGCAGCAGACTTCTTCTTATCAGTATATTTAGGCGTTACAGTCGTAATCCCATCACCTAAATATAACCAGTTGATCGTCTTATCTGCCGCAGTTTTTCCTACCCAATATTCATCTAAATAGTTTTCTTGAATTGACCCCTGGACGTTTCTGTCGTTCGGGTCAGCTGTTGGTGTTGTTGCATCAGCCATTTTGCATTCCTCCTAAATTAAATAATTACTTGTACACTAAAAGCGCCTTGATAGACACCATACTTTTGAGCATCTTGACCATCGTCATCCTGAACAGTGGCTAGAAACTCCGGTGAGGTTGTCATCTTAGCGCTTATGAATTTGAAACTTCCATTCTCACTTTTGATTGATATCGGCGTTGCATTCTCCATGATGTCCATAATGGCACTGAGAGTATTAATACAAACAATTCCGTGTGGATGTTTAGCAGTGATTGCAAATGCAAAACTACGACGGCGGCGACCGTCATAATAACGCGTTGCCGGTCCAGCGGGTTGCAATGTATAACTCAGTGACATTCCAGGAGCATAATCGTTACCCAGCGTTAAAGTATCAAACAGCTTAACGTTAGCACTGATGTAATCAGCAACCCGAACATCCAAATCAAGGTCAGCTTGACTCACTACGTCGCCCCCAATCCGTGTGCAACAAGTGCTGCCCAATTGTGACCATTAACCAAATAGGCTTTATCAACCCAACCTTTTTGCGCTAACGCATGCTTGGTGCGATTGTAATTCAAGGGGCGGTCCGTCACGACCTTGTGATAGCCACTTCGCTGGCCCATTGCGCCTGGTGCTTTCACCATGACTTTACCACCATACATATAGGCCGCATACGGCTCCGTCCAGACGATAGTAACGCCGGTACCTGTTTGAATTCTCGATACATGGCCGGCTAAATCACCATTTAGAAATGGCACATATTGATCAGAATCATGCACAATCACATCTGCTAGTCGGTTTGTCAACACATTAAGATTATTCAAACGCGTAATTAGCGGTGCCAAGTCTACCTTAGTAGTCATTGCAACACTCCTTCCCAATGATGAACATGCGTGCCAAAATCATAAATAGGATCAAGACTCTTCACGATTAACGATTGGTGGGTACTTTGTACTTCAATTTTGTCGTTAAGCTTGGGCAACCTATCTAGTGGCGTCGAGTTAGTTGAATCTACAATTAGAGTATAGGCCCCAGTAACGACCTGTACACTAGCATTGCCAATAACAGATTGTACTGACACCGAGGTTGCAGGTTCAACTCGTACATGTCTAATCGTGTAGTCATCAGATCCATCGCTATCTGAGCTGGTAGTCCATGAATCCTGTTTAGCTTTATTAGCGTCGCAGGGTGTCACTTCGATAGCATCATCTAACAACTCAATGGGAATTGGATCAATAATATCATCCATTTAGTGCACCCCACGATACAATAGGCCAGTTGGTCGTAAGTAGTTGATTGCCGCATTGGAGCGTTGTGCCGTACTACGTGGTAGTGTCGCAGGTGATGACTTCTCATAACTAAATTTGCCTATCGTCACATGACTAATCCCTTTAGCCGATTGTTTAGCGTTAGCTAGTTCTTCAACCCCACCAGAATCAATAAACCATTCAATCTGAGCACAGACAGCCTTCTTCACATTAATTCGGTCAGCGTCAAGTGGCAAATTATCAAGATTATGTGAATCGAAATAATAATTTGCGTATTGATTGACTATCTCTTCGGCCCGTATTTCCAAACGTTCAAACTTAATATTTGCTGGTACCGTCTCACCAAAATAAACATTATTGTAAAAATCTTGATCTACTATCGGCATCTAATCACCTCTAACTAGCAGTTACACTGGCACCATCAGTGGTTGCTGCAGCTTTAACATCTTGTGGATTAGCGGGCTTGGCGGCAAGAACCGTAAATCCCGGAACATCTACCTTGTCACTCGCTTGGCTACCGTCCACATAGGCAACCTGATAGTCACCAGTAGCGACAATTGTGCCAACTGCTAAGCCAGTAATTACCACACTGGTTGCATCACCAGTTGCAATTGCCGCTTCGTTGCCTTTTTTATAAACATTCAACACTTTAGCCATTCTACATTCCTCCTAATTTTGATTGCCTACTTTGCTGTGATTTTCGCACCGTCATTCGTAGGCATTGTTTTAACATTAGACGGTGGCATTATTTTGACGGCGTACCAGATGCCGGCGTACCAGATGCCACAGCTTTACCCTTATTGGATTTTTTAACCGTAGCATCCTTAGTGCTGGTTACGTTTTGGTTAATAACAGTACCGCCTTCGACATCAAATGGATTAACGACTAACAACTTAGTGTCATCATAGATTGCAACACCATAATGTTCATCGGCATTAAACTTAGTGATCTTATGATCCATATCGCGACCCTTTTCAGAGAGAACATTCCGCTTCATGTAGGTACGCATTGCACCCGGCTTAACTGCCACAGCGGAGCCTTCTTTGATCTTACGCGACCGTACAATTTGCCATCCGAGTAACTCACCAAATGTGCCATTAATCAAGATGTTGTCACCTAAATCAGTTGCTCGCGTCCAGTTCTCAGCAGCAGCCTTACGTAGTTTATTGACATCTTTAGGGTTCATAAACAATACGCCGGTTGTCGGTGAATCATCTTCTACCGCGTACTCACTCGTATCATCATTAAATGCAGCTTCAATTGCATCGACCATATCCAATGACGTAACATCAACGCCAGTGCTTAACGTAAGCCGTGATTTCATTGCAGTAGCCAAGATATCATTGTCAATCTTAGATGCGATTGCCATCGTAATTTGTCGCTGACCTTCACCCACTGGATCTCCATATCCAGACAGAGCGGCTTCGTCAGTAATCTTGACACCTTTACCTGCTTTCTTAATCGTGAACATGTCGGTATCTGTTGAAAGGCTAGCATAATCAATAGCGCCACCTTCATCGACATCCGTTGCATCTCCGATATACTTGTATCGAGGTACGGTTACATCAGTACCTGGTCGACCTTCAAGTGTATTGTCAACAGGTGCAATAGCGCTAAAACGAATTGCTTTAGGTAATTTAGCACTAATCATCGCAGTCATAACTTGTGGATCAATCAGGTTATCTAATACAGTTGTTTCATCTGCCATGTGTTATTTCCTCCTAATTATTTGTTAGTTTTTTAACAGCTTGCTTGTAAACATCAGGGTGCTCTAGTTTCAGTTTTGCAGCTTCACCATAGCTAATCTTTGACAAATCTGGCACCGCAACGTTACCTTGACCACCACTAAGGTTTTGACCAGCAACTGCCGTTCCTTGCGCTGCTTCTACACCCTTAAATGCTGGGTTACGCTCTAAGACGCCAGCTAAAGCTTCATCGATTGTTTTCACACCATTAGCTTTACTTGCTAAGTCAGCCTTGGCGAGCGCCAGCGCATCACTTAAATGATCAGCATCAACTCCTTGTTTAAGAGCAGCTACTTGAGCTTCTGCAGTGTCAGCACGACTAGTTTCTTTTGCAAGTTTACTGGTAGCCTTGTCTAACTCACCAGATTTAGCCTCCAATGCACTCTGATTAGCCGCCACATCTTTATTATGTTGTTCGACGACACCTTTCAAGTCATCCTCGTTATCGAACCCAAGTGACTTTAATAATTCGGTACGCGCTTCTGTGGCTACCTGCTCAGTATCAATTGATGCAGTAGTCTGAGCTGGGTCAGTTGCCGGCGTTGTCGGAGGCGTAGACCCTGTTGGCGTTGCATTATCCTCTGCCATTTTTATTACTCCTCTCTAAATTAAGGTATAAAAAATAAGCCTTTTAACGCCATGCTAAGGGCACTACTGTTTTTCTCGATTGTATTGACGTACTAGTCCATGCCTGTTAACAAACTGACGAGTAACTGACTGACGACGGCTCACTAATTCTTGTGCAGCCGTAATATCCCTTTGATCGCCAAGCTTTTTAGCTGCTATCAGTTTACGCTTAGCTTTTCGCACATCACGTTCAAGTCGTCGCTGAGTTTGTTCTAATTGATACCTAGCAGCATTGTCATCATCTGACTGCTGTGGCACTGGCATTGAACCGTAGCCTTCGATATATGGAACCGTATAATGTCGACAATTAATGCCCCCAATGCCAGTAATCGTACCGTATCCCGTTGTTGATTCGAAATCTGGATACTTGTCTGTATTACCGTCCAAAGAATAAACATGGTCTTGATACTGTAAGTGGCTTGGACGGCATCCCATGTGAGAACTAACTTTAACTAACGAACCATACTGGCGATACCTAAGTAACTCTGTATCATTCGTAGCACTATTAATACTTGAGTTAACCACTGTCCGCACATAGACATCTGGTGACCATTTTCGACCAGCCTTATCAACGAGTGCGGGTACACCTTGTTCTGCCCATTGCTCACTAGCTTTAGCCATTGCTTTGATGGCAGTTGTACCACTGTTGATTGACCGCTTTGCATCACCAACAATTCCCCTAAACATCTGATACGCATTAGCGCTCATATTACGTCTAGCAAGGTTCAGATAATTATCCGTCTCTGTTAACTGGTCATCAACAACTTGCTTAAACTGTTGCGAATCCTTGATCGAATCCACTTGCTTTCCAGTAACCTTTTTAAGCCACTTTTCAGCTTGTTTGACATTATCTTGGCTAATTGTACCAAGCTTCATGTGCAATTGCTTAGACGCATGCTGTGTAGGCGAGACAGTTATTTTAGCAGCATATTGCCTAACATCATCTGCATGATTAAGTAATTCGTTTATCCATTCATTATCGGTATCATCATGTTTAGATGCTTCATTTCCTATCAGGTTGATAATGAAAGACCAAATCAAATCTTCAACATTAGCATAGTTGTTAGCATCTTCATCCGAATAACCCGATAAATCCCATGGTTTAAGCATTACCCTCACCATCTTTACCGTTACCACCGACAACATCTTCAATTGCACCTTCAGCATTTGCTGTTTCTGCATTGATTTGGTCAAGAACCTGTTGAGCCTCAACATCAGTAATTCCATTGGCGCGCTTGATTGCTTCTAGTTGTGTCATGACAGGGTGATTGCCATTAGCTTTCATGTAATAATCCAGATTATCATTTCGGTCTTTGGCAATCGAATCATCAAAGTTAACAGAAATATCAATATCTGTTTGACCTGAATATTGTACGCCTGAATCATTTTTAGCCAGCTCCACAATAATCTGGCAAATATGTTCAATTGCTTCTCCAATCAACGTTTCATGACTGTTTTTGGATTGATACGTATCACTATTCTCACTGATTACCGCTGTCGCTGTGATAACACCCTGTTTGCTGTCAAACGTAAACATATCTGCGCTGAAACCAATTTGTGAAGAGTAGAAATGCAACAAATCATTGATGCCAGCCACAATTGCTTCATTTCGCAGTCCTAATGTAATATCAGTCGGTTTCACTGACTCACCATCACCGCCACTCATTGTCGTGTTGTATGCCATGTAGACATCTTCACTCCAATCAACATAATACCGTGTTTTACCGGTTTGTGGGTCAACTTCACGTTTCAATTGATTTGCTGGTGCGGCAATACGCCGTTTTCCTTTGACAAATTCTTGGAATAACAAGTCATAGGCTTCATCTAACTGGCGCAATGTGTCTATGGCGTTAGCGTAGATAGGAATACCCAATGGACTGTCAATGTGCAAGTTATTAGCTAAATTTGGCTTTAAATAGATAAACGTCGGCCGTGAATAAAGCTTTTTGGAATACCTAGTTGGCTGCGGTGACATGTTTTTGAATGCATCCGGCAAGTTACTCCAATCATCAATTTTCACACCCAAGTCATCATTGCTATTGGTCGTGCTCTTGTAGACTTCATTAGTCACGACATAGTCCGTATCTGTTTCTTCATGCCATTCCAATAACGTATAGTAATGACTGTCACTCATGAACTTTGAGGCAATGACAGCTTCACTGACACCATTAGCATCTGACGTGATTGGATAGAATGCATCGGCGGTAGCAAATCGAATCTTAACTTTACCACGATCGGTATATAGACGAATCACAATGCCACCAGTTGCGAACATATATTCTAAGTAACGTTCAAAATTATTATAGAAATGATTGTCCTTCAAGGTTTGCTGTACGAACTGATTCTCAATCGTTTGATAATCATCTGGCGATGAAGGATCATCAGGATTCTTCGCGTTCTTTGGGCTAACAGTAATAACAGCCTTTTGATTGAATACCAAACTTGCCATCTTCTTGGCGGCAACTTGTCCCATGTTTAATGACATCTTTTGGCGATCCAAGTAAGAATCGTCGGGTAGCTTTTTGTGTATTTTCAACCATTCCGGTGTTGACTGATAAATGCTAAACCACTTATCAATCAATCCATACTGGTCATCATCCGCCATTATCTTCTTGTGGTCAGGTACACTTTGCAACTCAGCAGCTAATCCCATTTTGACTAACACCCCCTTTATCCAATCATGTATTCTGTTAAACAAGGCTAGTAACCTCCCTTGTATTTCTTCGTAAAGTAATTAGCAGCATACCGGCATTCGTCCATTGCATGGTTATTAGCATCGACCGGCTTACCGGTTGTTTCATCACGTACATACATACCAAGTTCTTTAACAAAATGATAATTGTCATAGCTTTGATTGGACAATCCACTATCCGGTGTATCAACTAAGACAAACTGGCCGTCCGCAATCAATGATTGTTGCCGCTGAATGCCGACTTCAATTCCTTTAGAGCTACCAACGTGATCATGCCCGTTGTTATCCGCCTTACCAGCCTCGATGCCAACCTTGATTAGCTCTTGCCGTAGCGCTAATGAAGCGGGGTCCACTAACACCATTGAATAGTGCAATTGGTATGTGTTAACACACCACAAAATAAATCTTCTCAATTCTGCGGCATACGTACTCATCGCCTTTGTTTGTCCCGTTTCCGTGCCACTATGATAATAATTGGCAACGCGGTTTAAAACAAACTTAAAACGCCCATCAGGTTGACGGACGCGGGTAACAATATTGCAACTCATTGTTGTGGCATCATCTTGACCAGCATCACCAGTAAAGTACATTTCTACTGGCTGCCCAATTAAGGTATGGTTAGTCATACTGTCTTGGTCAAACTGATCATAGATAATTCCCTGTGGCATGACTCTTAATCCTAACCAATCACGCTTGTACAGATATGGATTTTTCTTTAGCTGTGTCTCCATCTCAGTCAAACGCTTGGTTGTCATCACTGGGTTATCTGACATCCGCCAATGTAACCAATGCGCATCGCGCTCATCAAAGAATTTGATAATTGGGTCTTGTGGTGCTGGTGGGTTAAGGTCAGCAAGATGATAACGATACTTAGCTGCGGCCGTCCGCCGAAAGGTTTCGTCAAGGAACTCGCTGTTTAACAAGTTGATTTCAGAGTACGCGACTGAGCCTAATGACATCCCGCGGATAGCATTGGCACTGTTTGACTTGGCCCCGCCTTTGAAGTAAATCTTCTTTTTTCCACTCGGTAGGTCTAAAGCTAAATGGTCGCCACCACGATCGCGCCTCAAATGACTAGCACCATCAAATATATAGGCTAGTCCCATTCCATCTCCTTCGATAAACAAATTATAAGCAAGCTCCTGGTTATAAGCGCTAACTAAATGGTTCTCGTCCACTGTTGCCAAATAAAACAGTGCTAGTCTAGCATCATCAGCTGCTGTCTTACCGGCACGAATTGAACCCTCATTCACATCAAACAGATGGTCGAATGGAGAAAAAATAAACGTTGCCTGTTTCTTACCATATTGAATACTACTTAGTGGTGTTTGCATCGTCTTCTTCCTCCTTTGGCACTAACTGTTGTGCTCCTTTAGCTAAAGCTTCAAGCAATGGATTTACATGACCAACGCCTTCAAGTTCATTAGCCTTATGACTACTAATACGTGCCTCAGCTTTCGCTTTATCAGTTTGTGCTTCATTAAGCTGTTGGAAACTTTGATCACGGTATGCTTTTGGTTTACGATTACGTAGCCAAAATATAGCTGCATTAACATCAGGTGGAAATTCATGAACATTTTCAGTCTGCTGAATGCGCTTATATTCCTTTACTCCCGCAATAGCAGCGTCATCAATCTCTTTCTTAGAGGCCTCTGGGTGCTTTAATTTCCAAGAATTGCTAAAACGTCGCCTTTCCATATCAAGTACGTCATTGTCTTTATGAACCATGCGATACATCTTGTCGGTTGTCGTGGTTCCCATAGCACGCTTTAATAGTGCATTCTCAACTTGCCGGTCTACAACATCCTTGCCTTTTCCTATGGTGTCCGAAATGTCCGAAAACCTTTTTTTCCATGCGTTCAGCGTCGAGCGGCTAATCCCCATGTTATGCGCTATCTGCTCATCAGTGAGACCGTCACGCGCCCAGCCACCAATTCGGACAAGTCCATCAGGAGTTAACCATTTTTCATACTTAGCCATTACATACCACCACACCTCCGTTAATTGATATTTTCAGCGTCTAACGCTTGAGTAAGATGTCCTTAACAATGGTACTAATGATGTACCATTTGCTCAATTCCCTTTCTTTTCCGAATTAAATCCATCGTCCTGTGAAACTTGATATACCGGCTTAGTTTTATTTTCCAAACGAAAAGCGCCATGCTGTTTAGCACGACGCTTCTTATTCTTGCACCACTTATCTAGCCGGGAATCAGCCTGCACCCATTCAGGCGGCTCGTACCCGTATTTGCTGTGAATCATTACTACCATCATAGCCATTACCTTCTTGAATCACTTTTTATAATTTAACTCTGTACCTGCTTTGTACACACCTCATTTAAATCTCCATCAATTTTTTCTGAGTAATAAACCTTACCTGTCGCTAAGCTTTTAACCATTAAGCATATTTTCTCACTTTTGAATATACTTAATGATTCATTCTTGTACTCTTCGTTAATTCGTTTGACCTCAAGCGCATCTCCAGAATCAATTTTTTGAATTACTCCTACATTTGGCGTATTTTTATTTTCCAACGCTTTATTATCCTTGTTTTCAGAATCTACAGCGCCCAAATAATAAGCTTTAACTGGTTTATTTCCAGCATTTAAAACCAACACTTGTAATTCAGTACTACCTTTAGCTTGTCCATCTACTTTAGATAAGAACACTTTAATTTTTTCCCTATTACTTTGCCAATATATATACACAGAGATGCCAAAAGCAGCTAGTGTACCTATTGCTGCCAACCAATCAGCAGTGATACTTAAATCATATGCTAGCCATTGTCTGCCAAGGAACCCCAAAACTGCTCCGGCTAAAAATGCTAGTAAAAGACTTTTTAATTTCATTTAAAATCCTCCAATTGTTTTACTCCTACATCTATATTATAAAACAATTAGCATCTAAAATATTTATTTAGTAGAAACTAAAAAGCCCGGTTCCGACCCCGGGCTTTGACTAGTAGACAACACCGGCGGCAGAGAGGAGCGCATCACCCCTTATAAATCCGCCGGCAACGTAGCCTGCTGGACTCGAACCAGCGACAACCTGATTAACAGTCAGGCGCTCTACCAACTGAGCTAAGGCCACATGAATGCTAGACGTACAAGCTGGGGTGGCTTACCTAACATTCGATAATACTAATTTACTCCCCTTTTTGACTCATTTACCGGAATCAACACGGAAACTTGTCGGAATTTACTCGGAATTTTGTCGGAGTAAATTCAATCCTCGTCGTAGTGAGCAATAATCTCTGGCTCATACTTTTTAACGATCAGGTCTTCCACGCCATCCGGATATATCTCAGCGAACATTAACTGGGCTTGTTTCAAATACTTATTAAATGTTTTGTCGGAGATATTCAGGTTAATCATGCACTTAGTTTTTGAATACCGTTTAACATAGAGCAGCATTAATAGCTCTGAATATTTCTCCGTTTCTTCATCAATTGTGACAGCTTCAATGACCTTGACAACTAAATTAGCCATAAAATCATCGTTAGCTTTACTAACTTGCTTGTCTTCAATATGGTTGCCATAGCTAGGACTTTTAGGCATTCCGTCCATTGCTGGACTTTGCAGGTTGAAATTAACCCTGCGAGCCCGTAGTCGCCATTTCCAATAGTCCTTTAGCACCCGTTCCGCATTAGCAATTGTTCGTTCTTCATCCACGTCCTTAAAAATGCTCTCCATCACTGCCACCCCTTGTTTTGACTGTGCTATAATTAATTTTGTAGGAATCAATCGTAGCGCGGTCAGCAATGGCAGCGCTTTTTATATGTTATACTGACAACGGTCATTCGAGTGGTCCTGTGACTAGTCGCCCTAGTAGGCGGCTTTTTGTTTACCCTCACGATTGCTCAACTCCATAATGTCAGCAATGAAGTCCTGGCCAATTTGTGCCTGTTGCTCAATTGTCAGTGCCGCGTTCATTTCCAGGTTGGCAACCGTGGCTTTCTCCCTGATTGCTTTGGCGTATTCGATGTCAGTCATGTTTTTCCTCCTGTTTACGTTTTTCGATAAAAGGTGTAGATATGAATACTTTTCCTAGAAACACTTTAAAATCAGCCTTTCAGTAGTTCCGGGTTCTCGTGCACGTTGCCAATAACCTTGATATTTTCAACACCAGCATTCATGATTTCAGAAAACGCATTAGATGCATATAAATATGAATGGTATTTTAAGTCAAATGCTGGGTAATTGTATTTTATGCACCATTCAATTACATCGTTGTAGTAATTTCCGTCCTCGTTAAAAACTGATACAATATCCCCTTCATAGATATCCTTGCCGTTCACGTCTTTCAAGCCGGTATACTGTTCCAAAATTAAGCCGTCACCGTCATAAGAATATTCAGTTGAACCTTCTGAGCCTCTGTCATCTAAATAGCAATGAACTTGAGCACCCTCAATTGGGCCATCAAAGCTAATACGATAAACAACTAACATGCGTTTTTCTTGCTTGTCCCACGCTCTAAACTTAATCATCGTCGCCATCTCCTTGATTGGTTTCATTCCAGGATACTTTTCTTGTGGTACGGAACAGTCATAATTGACGTATTCTGACCCTTTTCTCTGAAATGTTTCGCGTCTTTTCTTGCGGCTTGTCTATTGGAATAGACAGCTGCCACATCACTATTAATCATCAATATATAAGCCAATTTCAGTCCTCCCCAAAACGCCCGCTTGCGTTCCTCGTTAGTTGGTTCCTTGATCAATATTTCCATAGTTAAAAACAATTGCTCCGTTCTCCTTACTACCAACTAGCTTTAAAGTCTGTCCTGATTTACGATTTAAAGATACGTCCATGACATGCCGAATACTCTTACCCGTCCAATACACACCGGCTACTTTTTTAGATTTCTTCGGTTGACAAAAATGTCTAGATACCTTAGTTTCAGTATTTGTTCCCATAAAAGCGACTTTATGGTTCTTAATATCAACGTATAATTCTATGAATTGTGCAAATTTAAGTTCTCTGCAAAAGCCCCTATTAAACGTTACACTGCTATCTGTTACCTTAATTGTCGGTGTTGAACCCATACCATTAGTAGAACTCAGGTCAACCGGCTTAAATCCATTTAATATTGTCATTATTCTTCGCCCTCCATTGATTCTGCCATCGCCATGATCAGCGGATAGTCTTCCCACGCTACTTCCGACTCATCTGCGTAGCCCATAGCCTCACAGGCCGCTTGTATGGCCCATGCTGGTATTTCAGCATCCATATCTAATCCCCCTTGTCATTCGGGTCAACGTCATACCAGCCCTTAGCACACATCAATTTCCAGCGATAATCATCACTCTTGATCACATGATTTAAGTGCTCACAACGCTTGAATGCATCGCCATACCGCTTATAAATTTTGGGGTAGTTTTTCATAATTTCGCCCTGGAAGGTCAGGACGACCATGTAGGCAACTACCGCTTTACGTCCTAACTTGAGTGCTAAATCAGTCGTCATTTCGCGTCCTCCGTTCGATTTAATCCCTTAGTCACAATCATCAAGGCCTCTTCTGCCGACCGCGCTACGCCGTAAATCACCGGGTCGTATGCTATCTCTTTGGCGAAGTACTCTTGCGCAGGCCGTCGCTTACCTGTCTTTGTCTTAACTTCGATAAAGAACATCTTGCCATCTGACTTACGATAGCCACAGATGTCAGGGAAGCCAGCCCGTGGGCCCGCGCTGAACATCCGGCCGTCCTCCATCTTCACTTTGCCAACGTTAATTCGGTATACATGGTGCCCCGCTATCGTCAACGCCTCAATAATCCCACGCTGAATCAGTTGTTCTGGGCCGGGACCACGCTTCTTATGCTTAGCAACTTTGCGCGGTTTCATATGCCGATTTGTTGATGCTACTCCATTTGGATATTTGATTGTCATATTCGCGGCACCCGGCTAATGTAGTAGCCACGGACAAGTCCATTCGATTGACTCGCCTGCTTGATTGAGTCAGCTGGGGCCTCAAGCTTGTCACCTAAGATATATATCGTTTGACCCGTGATAACGTCGTCCGGATCGTTATACTTCTCAGCCCGCCAGTATTGGTTACGCAAGCGAAGGCTGTATTTATGCACAAGGTGACTTACCTGCTGGTTAGTAAACCCCGTCCTTATGGCTAGGCTTCTAATTGTGTGACAGTCATCATGGTAAGCGCGGCGAATGGCCCTGATTTGCTCGCGTTCCTCAGTCTGTGGATTGGGTCGCATACTGGCTAGATAGGCCGCATCATCCCATGGCTTAGCTGCTTTCTCTTCAATAACTACTGGAAATTGCCACTCGCCATGTTGGTACTTTGCCAGCACCAAGCGATGTAGCTCTGGTTCATCGCCAGTAGCTAGCACCCTGTGCTCCTCATCAAACGTCTTGATTGCATACATCTGGAATACCTCCTTATTCCTTTGAAACCAGCTTATTAACGCGCTCAGCCAGTTGCTTCCGTTGTTCATCGGTCAAGGACTTACCTGACTTAGGATTAGAATCCGTCTGAGAAGCATCACTTTGCGCCCACCTTGGCATAATTTCTTTACGGTGCGGCTTCGAATAACCACCCGATTTATTAGCATTAGCCAACCGTTTATCGTGATCAGCAGTTGCTTGTTTAGCCTGTGCCAATGTCGTAATCTTTCGTTGCTGCCAACCCTTGATCACTGCACGCAAATATTTCAAAGCTCCCCGCGACTGCACATCGTGTTCACCAGCAATTTGAATGGCGTAAGCCACCAATTCAGGTTTAAGCACCGCAAGCCATTCATCAATTTCAGGACGAGCAACCCCGTTCGGAAATCCCCACAGGTTGGTCCAGTCGTTAATGACCTGCTCGCGTGTGACACCCGCGTCATCATCATAAGAGTCAGTATCAGTCAAGTCAGGGTCAGTACTAGTAAGTTCTTTATGTTCTACTGGTTGACCTCCACCTTGCCCAACCGGTTGACCTACTTCATCTAAACCAGTTGGCCTACTTTTATGACTTGTAGTTGGGTTACTGGTTGGGTAACCAGCTGACCTACTATATAAATTAATAATGCGATATTCAGGTGGTTTAACATTTTTCTTGCCTCTAACGTATTTAATTAGTCCTAGTTGCACTAATGAGTTGCGTGCTTTATCGAGGCCGGGTTCGGATAGTCCTGTCAGACTGAGTAATGCCGAATTTTTCATGCGAAACTGAACGTCCAACTTGCCTTCGTCGTTCGCATAGTCTAGTAACTCGCGATACAGATTATTTTGGCCGTTAGAGACACTCGCTTCATACATTTTAAAATTACGATACGCTCGTCGTTGTTTGAAGTAATCCAAATTCGTCCCTCCTTTACTAATGGGCCTTTCACCCATTCGGTGTATTCAGTCACTGCTGTTCAAGCCAATTCTGTTTAGTCAATCTATGAGTAAGTCGTCTGCACTAACGACGCTCTCTAACTTTTTGGTACTACGACAATAAGCACAATGACCGCATTGGATAGGATCTGCTTCGCCTTTAATGACATCTTGAATATGCTGTTGAGATTCCAATACCTGGTTCATAGCATTAGTAAGTCGGTACTCCGGTAAATCAATAGCCTGCTTGTCTGGTGGATCCTGTTTGCTTACTGCCACGATGTACGGTTTACACGTCACACCAAATTGCTGCTTAATCAACTCTTGATAGACTGCCATCTGAAGTGGGTAGTTATACGCATATACAAACGGTTCTTTCTCACGAGTTTCTGGATTCCAATACGCCTTGTATATGTCAGCGGTCGTCTTGAGATCCACGAAGTAACCTTGTTTCAAATTGAGGCAATCAATCTTGCCCTTCCAGGGATAACCAGCGATTTCACCAGTTACAATCACTTCCTTATCGCCTTGATAAAGAAGATTAAAATCATGGTCGTTAGATAAGGCTTCAATCATGGATTCAGCAGTTTTGAAGTCCTTTTTTAGGTGGCCCTTGCTCGGTCCTCGGCTTGAAATTGATTCGGGGTGTTCATCAACGAACTTCGCATGAGCCTCCTCGCTCTCAAAATAGCTGTGAAGCCAGTTTCCAACGACTAACGCCGTTGATTTCATACATGGTTCCCATTTACCCTGCAACTCGGCTAACGCTTCTGCTTCACAGGCTAAAAACTTCTTGAACCATGTTGCTGACATAAATGATTGATCTGTCCAGCGATCGTAATAGTTAGCTGGCGTCAAGGTCTCCGAGGTTATCGAAGAGGTTTTGCTGGTCGACTTCGTCTTTGACAGGTTCTTGATCATTGCTTGATGCCTTCTTTGCAGCCGTTCTAACGGGTTCTTTAGCTGGTTCAGCAGATTCTACCTTCTCGGCTTTATTCTCTGCTACATCAGCTACCAATGACCTTTTAGTCGGTGTTACGTCTTTTTTATCGTCATTCTCATATTCGTTGCTAGTGGTTTCGTTAACTGCTTGCACGAACAAATCGTTATCACTTGAGCTGTTAATGTAGAACTTAGCAGCTCGATTAATTACAGTCCGTTTAGCCATCTCTTCTGGGAACTCGTTTTGAACCTTCTTCGTCTTAGCGTGGCTCCAACTGGTGTCGATGTCCTTTTTTGTCATAACCGTATATGTCCGGTTCCCGTTGATGTCTTCGATCCATGCAAAGGCCCCGATAATTGGCTTGTCTAAGTTCTCAAAGCTTGGCTCGAACTCCTTAACCACCAGCACCCCATTTTCACCGCCAATCTTGAACGTGTCGTCTTTGTGGACGACCTGTGCTTGAATATCCTTAACGTTTGAAAGACGCTTTACAACGCTAATTGAGCCGAAATAGGAGCGCTGCATGACTAACTGGTTGCCATAAGGAATGAAATAGCATTGGTTTTTAGCTGGGCTCAATCCTTGAATTGCCATGTTCATCAACGCCTTGATAACTGATCCTTGGTCACACTTATCAAGTAATGGTTGGCCCTTAGACGTATCACTCAAAATCAAGTAAGCACTGTTTAATGCATTCCCTACTGAATAATCAGGTGGTAATGACAAGCCTTCATTATTCTTCATATCCTCAATATTGTTATTAACCATCGTAACTAACTCATTACTCATGCTTCTTCCTCCTCTGATACCCAGTGATAGCCCAGACGTGTCATCATCGTGTCCGTGTCGATGTGTACCAGTAGCTCGTCCCATAGACGGGACTGGCCAAACACATCAATCAACCATTGCCAATTAGGTTCCTCACCTTGATCTGGATACAACACACTTACGTCAGTCGAACCGAAAGTGACGATACAAATGGCGCTCAACATATCGGCCTGCATATCAATCGCCCACTGCTTAAAGTCATTGTTATCGATGTAATCTTGAAACAACTGTGCCTTGTCGAACTCGTCACCATCGTAGCAATAGTTATCTGCGTCAAGTACCCAGTCGCGTGAGTCGTTACTTTGCTGCCAATGCTCGTTTAAATCTGCCTGTGCTGGTATCATTTCGCCCACCTCCGTACTAAACGTTGTCTTAGTGACTGTTTCGGAGTACAATAGAACTCGAAAATAAAATTATTAAGCGTCTTAGCTGCACGGGTACTCCCAATACTTGAGCAGCTTTTTTCGTACTCAAATTTAGGCTTTAGCGATACTTTGTGTACTTCCAATTCGTTCAACCTCCTTAAATTTGTCAAAAAGATTATTCAATTCTTCGATCGTGAGCTGTTTGTAAAGCACGTTTCCAATCCTGAATGTAAATTTCATCGTCTTCATCTCCTTAAATTCCAAACCAACTAGCAACTTCATGACGCTTGAACCATAATGCAGTTAGCACGCAGCCTACTATTGCTCCTTCAATCATTGCTATTTCCTCCTATCCTGCTTGCGTTTGTTCTCTTCTGCTCGCCAACGGCTAACTTCCGCCCAATTATATTGGCGGGCCCCTAATGCAACATCAGACGGCAATGGGTAGTCTTCACGTCGCGCCAAGTTGCTTATTGTTGATGGCGAAACATTCCATTCAGCGGCAAGCTCAACACCTTTGAGCCATTTTTTAGGCTGTCCCCCTGCCTGATACTTAGGATTCTTTTTAATGGAAACCACTTGCATCTTTTATCACTCCTCCTAGCCATTTTCTTGGTTGACTTTATCGATTACTTCCTGCAATTTATCCATTGGAATACCGGCATACTCAGCCTTCTTAGCCAAATCGGTTATCTCGGCGCTAATCTCTTCTGCGTATTCACGTGGATAGCGTTCAATAACTAGTTGCTGCGCTGGTGTCCGATCTCTCGGCTTGACTGTAATAGCTTCTTCAAACTCAGCCTCAATTCTTTCTCGCTGACGCTGTTCCTTTTTCTGTTTCATCAAAGCCGAGAACATATCACCTTGTAGCTGACGATCATTCTGGAATGACAGCACGCCGAAATTCTCACGAGCACCAGAATATTTAAGCCAAAAATCGTTAATTTTGTTTGCTAACGACTTCCGAATTTGTGGATCAGTGTTCCTTGACCCGTTTTTCAATCGTGACAACTGCCCGGGAGAAATATGCGTCCCGTCGGCAACTTGCTGCTGTGTTGATTCTTTATGCCTGTCCAACGCTAATGACAATTGCTCTGAGAATTTGTTCTTCATACCTACACCTCTGTATTTTGGAAAGGGATTTATATAGCCTTTCCATGTAATTCACCTATAATTTAAATTAATCGGGATGATCTAATAAGTAATCCATCATCTCAGCTGCTGGAATCTGCCAGCCGTTATGGGTATTCACATAATCAATGAAGCCACCCTGTTCAATATCCAAATCATGGCGATGCTTGGTTAAATATCGTGAGGCTCGTTCGGTTGATTTAGTTCCGTATTTATACCTGGCCAAATCTTTAAGCTTCCAAGTACAAATACCACGTTGTGCTTGCTTCCAGGCTTGGAACCTCTCGTATTCTTCTTCGCTAATGAATTGGAAACCCTTTGGAGCCTCATGCCGAATCAATATCGTATCTGACATGTTCGCACCTCCTAATATGAAACTGACATAAGTTGGCTAGCTTGCTCGTTATACTCGGCCGTTACTGATCGAAATTCAGCATCTAGTGCTTTATCGCTTAGTGCCTCAAACATTACTCTTGGTGTTTCTGGTTTAACCTTTGCTAATGCATTGATTAATGTAGTTCGTGATAGATGTGTCATTTTGCCGCCTCCTTTGTCAATTTGTATGCTTTCGCCGATATGATACGTTTAGTATCATTATCTGGTGAAAAAATTTCAGGAAACAAAATTTCTGGTTTAACCTCAAAAAGATATGAAAATTTAGCAATTAATTTGCTACTAGGGTTGCGCGATCCATTTTCTATGCTTCTGACAGTTATTTCCGCAACATCAAGTAATTTTGCAACACTATTTTGAGACCAACCATTCCTATTTCTTTCTGCAATAAGTCGTTCACGCTTCATTTTTGCACCTCCAAACCCGATACATATCGTATCAACAACTATTATAATAAACGATACTTTAAGTATCGTCAAGTGTTTTTTGAAACTTTTCGTATCATGGATTGAAACCGATACGCAGTGTATCTATACTGATACATATAATATCCATTAAGAAAGGAGCGTTACTATGGCATCTTCGGGAATTGGGAACCGTTTAAAAGAATTACGAAATATGCAAGGTAAGACACAAGATGAGGTTGCAAAATCAATTGGTATCAGTAGAGCTCGATATTCACATTTAGAAAACGAACGTAACGAACCCGATAATGAACTACTAAAACTTCTTGCTAGCTATTATGAAGTATCGACTGACTATCTTCTTGGAAATAGTGAAAAAAGTCATAAATCTCCAGACTGGGCTACCGAGGCAGATCGTATTGATTTAGATAAGTTGCTCCAATCCAATACTCCAATGGGTTACGGTGAAATGAGCATGTCTCCTGAAGACCGTGAAAAAGTCCGCAATGTTATTGAAGGTATTTACTGGGATCGATTGAAAGAGCTTCGAGAAAAAGGAGAAAAGTAGGTGTATCTATGCGATACGACACGTATCTTAAAGTAGAACAACTTGCAGAATCCTTTGGCACATACGATCCGTTTACAATTTCAGAAAAATTAGGATTCAAAGTTCACTTTAAGGATATTGGTTCAAATGTGGGGTTTTGCACTTCAATATTAGGAACCACAGAGATAATTATTAGTGATAGTCTTCAAGATTCACCTGCTAGGCTTCCGGTTATGGCTCACGAATTATGTCATGGTATTGAGGACACGGCCTGTGTTTCTTGGTACACACTTGGTGACTATCAGAAAAACAGTGCTGAGTATAAAGCCAATGCCTTTGCATGCCAAGAATTGGCGAAGCTATACGAAGAAGAATACGATGAATTACCTGATAGTTTCAATGCACTAAAAAATGCGTACGGATTACCAGATGAATTTTTGGAGTTTTTTTCGTTTTCGTAATGTGAGTTAAAATTTAATTATCATGGGGATTTCTATTTGGAGGAGTTTCAATTGAAAAAGGGACTAATTTTAGGAATTACATTGTTATCATTTGGCTTAGTAGGTTGTACCAACACAAGTACAAGTAGTTCTAGCCAAAATAGTAGCGATACTAGCAAAACAGCAACTAAACAGCTTACAAACAAACAAGTAACAGCAATTTATAACACTACTATGAATGCTGAGGCTGATGTTTGGAGTAAGTTGACAGATTCAATTAAAAATAATGATAACGAAATGTCAGATGCAGTTAACAGCGCAGATACGGTGCTAACTAAAAATGAAGCTACTTTAAAACAGCATAAGAGTGAAGACGGTGTCTCTGATATGTCAAAATTAGTGCAATATTCACATACATTAATTGATGAATACATGGGACAACTTAAGCTTGATAAAAAAGGAAATAGCTTAATTTCAAAAGAAGCATTATTGAGTCAAAAAATAAGAAAGCAGTTTAATATTTCTGCTCCAACAAAACTAAATACCGCAATTAAGAGTGCAACAAAAGCAATAAATACAATGCCAGGCGTTTCTGGCAAAACAATTCGAACTACCAATTATACAATCACAATTACTTCGACAGAAATCACGCCACATTTTGAAGGTGGCACTGACTTGATTGTCTACTATACATTCAAAAATACTTCTAAGAATAAAAATATTGAGCCAACTGAATCACTTATCGAGGGTGCTCATTTTACTCAAGAAAGTAAAACGTCAATCAATGACTTGGACCTCGGTAATCCTTCAAAGGACTCTGATGAATGGAGATCGCTTGAAAAAGCTGCGTCACAAAAAGTTAAACCAGGTGCCGAAGTAAAGTGTATGGGGAGCTATGAATTAGACAATACTGAATATCCCGTCAAAATCCAAGCTACTGATCCAGATAACAATGATGCCAAACTTGGTACAATAACTTTAGAGCTGCCAAATAACTAACACTTCTCGGTCGCTATCGAATGGAACACAGATAATCTGAATGCTAAGTATAATCAGTAACCCGAGTGACCAGATAGGATGTCGATAAAAGCTAGGAGTTTGGACTACTTATAATTTGGGGAGTTATTATTACTGGGGAATAAATTATATTGGAGGAAACATCAATGAAAAAATACAGTGTTTTATTACTAGCTGGAATAACCGCATTGTCGCTCACCGCATGCGGAACTAATAATAGTTCTAAAACTAATTCCGTTAATAGCTCCAAGGCAGAAAAAGTTTCATCAACAAAATCGACTGATCCGTCAAATGATAAATGGACGTTTAAAGATAATGTTTTCTCAGCCGGAATTGAAACTTATAAATTTACGAAATCGGAAATCCGTGATGGCAGCGAAGACGGAACTAAAATTTTAGTTCTCTATTGTGACGTTACTAACAACTCTAAAAAGGAACAGGATCCTTCAAATATCTATACTGTAGTAAATGCTTATCAAAAAACAGATACAGCAAACAAACAACTTTTGCCCGGCACACCCAAATATGACGATAACGGTAATAATCCAATACAAAAATACGAAGATGGCCTAAATGATAAATTGTTGCCAGGGAAAACAACGCAGGCGGCGGTTATGTTCAAGTTAGAGAACAAAAATGATGTAACGGTCAAATTCAATAACGCCAATTTCCAAACTATTGGGACAAAAACATATTCTGTAAATTAAAATATTGGCTTGATTCTAACCGTAATAAACCATGTAAAGACTGGAGAATTTGTTATGAAAAAGATGAGTATTGGTTTTGTAGCCATTATAGCTATATTTTTCACACTGGCTGGTTGTGGAAACAAAAAGCCTGATTATACTGATTCAACAGCAGAATCAGCATTAAATGCTAATAAAGATATTGAGGGAAAAACCGTTCAATTCAAGATCAATAAAGTTGTTCCAAATAGCGCATTTGGTTATAACCTTGAAACTGGCAAGCACTTGAATTTCGTAAGTTCTGAAAACCCCAAGGTGAATAAAGGTGAAACAGTTACGGTAAAAGTTAAGAAGGCTAGCTCATCTGTGGGTTCTTGGGTTATATCATACACAAATCTCAAAAAAGATTAACTGTAAATAATTGGCCCTTAGTTGGGCTTTCACGCGAGCGTAGTTCAACGGTAGAACGGTGCTCCTTTGAATTGCTGACTAGATACTAACAGATGTAGGTTCGACTCCTGCCGCTCGCATTGTAACAAATAACCCATACTACCGCTTACTTTAGTACGTACATCGCGTGGGCGTAATTCAATGGTAGAATAACGATTTCAGCCCTTCTCTCTCGTTTGAAATTGTTATGTAGGTTCAATCCCTGCCACCCACTTTTAAAAGAAAGAAGGTAAGATTATGGATAAAGATATGTCGAAATACGAACTCATAGATAACATTACTAATGACTTAACCTCTTTTATTAATCTGTATGCTTTCGTTTATCTTACAAAAGATAGCTACTCAAGGAAAGAATGTGGCCGCATAATCCAAGGAATGGAAAAAGATATGGTTGATCGTCTTAAGCAAAAATAATTGTAGATACATTCTAATTAACTGTTGAGCCGACCAAAACCCATTGTTGGCTCTTATGCGAGTGTAGTTTAGTGGTAAAACGACAGCCTTCCAAGCTGTAGTCGCGGGTCCGATTCCCGTCACTCGCTTATAAATATCACTAAGGATGTGAATTTAGATGAGTTTAAAGAATATGATTGAGAATAATCACTATCCGATTGTTTTTGTTGGATCAGGAATATCAAAAAGGTATATTCAAGACTCCCCCGCCTGGATAGATTTAATCGAAGAGTATTGGAAACAAGAATTCCCTAATGAAAATTTATACACTTTTTTTCACAACCTTGACTTAAAAAACGGTGATGCAACAAAAGATCAACAAGATTTTATCGCAAATACTAAAGCCATGGACCGCATTGAAGAACATTTTAATGCTCTATTCTATCAAGAAGAGAGAGATGTAACTGGACTTACAATTAAGGAAGCACAACAAAAAAGACTCTCCCCATTTAAGTATGACCTTGCCAATAAATTTTCAGATTTTCGCCTAAAATCTGATATCGACACCTCTGAATATAAACTATTTAAACAGTTTATAAATAAATCTCGTATGATTATTACTACAAATTATGATGAATTTATTGAAAAATCTTTAAATTCCATTAATAGTAAGCCGAATGTTTATGTTGGTCAAAACGGCTTATTTGACAATAATGCTGGCTGGTCCGAACTATATAAAATACATGGTAGTGTCACAGACCCTCAAACAATCGTAATTAATTCAAATGATTATAATAAGTACGATGAAAATTCAATTCTGCTTAGTGCAAAAATTTTATCCTCTATGATTGACTCTCCAATCATATTTCTTGGATATTCATTAACTGATAGAAATATTCGAAAACTTTTAAATGACTTTTCCCAACAGTTGCCCGCCGAAGATACACGAAAGTCGGCCAATAGAATCTACGTCATCCAATATGAGAAAAATCAAATGGAAACAACTGAAGAATTGGTATCCGATCCAATATTAAACTTTAACTACACATTGATAAACACTGATAATTATTCGAAAATTTATAGTGATATATCTAAAATTAATGAAGGAGCATCGCCCTACGAAGTAAGAAAATACCAAGATTTAATCAGAAAAATAATTGTTGATTATGGGAGTCGCGGTTCACTCGAATCTGTTCTCGTATCCCCACAAGATTTGTCTGACATTTCTAATCAGATTGACCAGGGAAAACCTATCGTAGTCGCTATGGGTGATGCAAAATACTTCTATGTATATCCTGATTTACTAAGCTACATTAAAGATTACTTTAACGAAACAAATAATTATTTACCTGCTGTTGCCTTATCATTTGTCGCGCACGATGGTAATCGGCTTACTAAAACTCCATTTTCTAGATATCTAAAGTCAGTTGATCAATCTTCCTTGAAGCTAAAAGATAATGATGTTGAAAGACTAAATCATAAAATTCAAAACTGTCCCTCTCTTGATAGTATCATTAATAGTATTGGTAATTGGGCACGCATTGACATCAGTTCAATTGAAGAAGCTAAGAATATTACAAGCCGTTCAAAAATGTTCATGGTTTTAACCTACAACTTAAAAAGATTAGATAAAACAGACTTGCATGATTTTATTCTTAATTCTGCTATTCCACTATTTGAAAAATCTGTTAAAGATCAGACTAACTTACGTACTGATATCAGAAAATTTTTATTGGGATACGATCTCTTAGTAAACGGCGATTTAAAAGAAATAAAAAAACCGGCTCAGAACCCTTAGGGTTGAGTCGGCAAGCCAGTAGTAAAGAGTTTACTTTCAGCATTGACTCTTAACTCACAAATAATATTACCTTTTTAAGCATTCAAAGTCAATCTTAATATATATTTGTCAAATCATTTAAGAGACGAATTGTCAGATTGAGTACAACATATAACTTATGTGTCACTCGCTTATACCCCGTAACGGGGTATATATTTTAAATAGAATAGAACATACGTTTGGAAACGACAACCTATTGTTATTTCCAGTTGGGGGGAGAATGAAACATGTCAGTAACCAAACTGAATAATGGTAAATGGCAAGCCCGTGTCTCTTATAAAGATGATGACGGTAACTATAAGTCAGTTACTCATTTAGAAAAGCGCAAAACTGACGCCGTTGAGTGGGAAACTAAAACTAAAAATTCTCTGCTGGAAGGTGCTGACTTATCACGTAGCACCGAGAGTCTAAAGCACTACTTTCTTGATTGGATCAGAATATATAAAACTGACGGCGTATCGCGTCATACCCACGAGCTATATATGGGCAATTGGCGTCACATCTCTGCATATTTTAAAGATCGACCTATGAGCGCAATTAAACGGCCGGATTATCAGAAATTTCTGAATGAATTTGGTCGCAGTCATGGAATTGCCACATCTCACAAACTTCATCAACAAGTACACACCGCAATCAAGGACGCCGTAGCTGATGGCATTCTAAAACGAGACTTTGCTTACAAGGCACACGTCACCGGACGCCCTCCTAAGCCCGTAGAGGAAAAGTATTTGACGTTGTCCGATTATAAGAAGCTGCGTAAATACCTCATTAAAACGGCCGATTATGATCACATGACTATGCTAATGATGCTGTTTCAACTAGAAACTGGAACCAGGTTCGAGGAAGCTGCTGGTCTGACGTGGGATAATTTGGATTTGAATAATAGAATAGTTCACATTAAACAGCAGTGGGACGCCCGTAGACAGACTTTTCGTCCAACTAAGGGAAATGGGCAAGCCGATGGAGATATAACCATAGGACCCGCCTACTGTCGTTTTATGAGGAGTTATCGCAGTGCGCAGAAAGATTATTTAGAACTACACGAAATGAAAAACCCTAAGAACCTCGTATTTTGGTCCAAACTAGGAAAAATAGTGGGCAATGGGAATGCAAACGAAGAGCTAGGACGTATTTGTAATCGCCTAAAGATCAATAAAGTTACAACACACGCCATGAGACATACACACGCTTCGATTCTTATCTTAAATCATGAGTCCCTTCCCTATGTTCAACATCGCCTTCGACATCAAAAACTAGAAACGACCGTTAACACCTACGTCCATCTTATCGAGGAAGAAAACGGCGTGTCAGATAAGAAGGCCACCGAGCTAATGGACGAAGGATTTTAAAAATGATAATTTTATGATTGCTGTAGTCCTTGTGCCGCAAGGGATTACAAAATCATTTGTTAATTTTTCTTCCAAAAACTGCTATATTTTGGCTACTTTTTTCGTTTTTGGAAGAATCGTGGAAGAACATATCGTGTTTGAGTGGTTTTCGAGTGTAAAACAAAAGCACCAAAACGCCTTTATATCAGCGTTTTGGTGCTTTGTCGTTTCTCTATATTTGTCAACTTATCACCCGCACGGGGATCGAACCCGTAACTCCGCCTTGAGAGGGCGACGTCTTAACCAATTTGACCAGCGGGCACAAATTCATTTATTATCTTACCGAATGATAAGCGGCTTGTCAAATATAATTAAGATTTTTGCCACCTAAAAATCGTCACAACAACTAAACCAATGAATAAGAGCAAACAGTAGGCCACACTACACCAAAAAACGAAAGTCAATAATTGGGGTAACAAAAAGCTGCGCATAACTGCTAATCCGATGGCCGTGACCGCCCATACGATCAATTGTTGTCGCAGATGATCGAATAAATGATCTAATTCTGACTTCGACAT